ACCAGGTGCTCCCAGTAGACCTCCTGGTACGGCAGCCGCGTCACGACCATCGACTCGGGGATGTAGTCCGGGTTCGGGAGGATCATGTGCCTGACTTCGACCGTGTCGGACAAGCCGCCCTGCTCCTGGGCGCGCATCTTCACGCGCGAGCTGACGTTGGCCTCGCCGAACTCGTTGAGCAGCTGGCGGATCGTCTTCGTCAGCTCGCGCTGGAACACGATCGGGCGCCCGGCGCCGTCCTGCGCGATGGCCCACGATCCGATCGGCGGCACCTCGAAGCGCATGTACTTCGAGGGGTCAGGGTCCTCGAATATGCCCAGCGGGGCGTTCGCCACGATGAGCTCGTCGCCGAACATCTCGCCGAGCTGCTGGTAGAAGTTCGACCGCTCGAAGATGGTCAGCACGGCGGTGCGCATCGTGCGCAGCCAGGCCTTGACCGAGCCCTTCTGGTTCAGCGAGTAGTCGCCAAGGCGTAGTTGGAACCACGGCCTGCCGGGCGACGCCATGCCCGACACGTTGCCGGCCACGGCCACGCCGTGGCACCAGGTGGCGGTCTCGTCGATGATCGCCGAGCGGCTCTTCGTCGGGTCGTCGGTGTCGGCCCCGGTCCACCGCGCTCGCGACGGGTCGACGAACCGCACGGCCTCCTTCCACTTCGGGAGGTGCCGCCGACGCCGGCTCATGTTCTCCTCGAACCGGGCGTCCAGCATGTCGAGGAGCGACGTGCCCATCCCTGGCTGCTCAACCACCTTGGGCATGCGTCACCTCCCGATCAGGCCGCGGGTGCCCACGGCGGATGACAGGCTGGCGGGGCCCTTGGCGCCAGAGCCGGTGCCCTGGAAGCCGACGCCGATGGACTGGGCAGCTGCGATGCGCCGCCGCTCGTTCTCGCGCTCGAGGCGCGTCTTGGCGCGCTCGTGGACGACTGCCTCGCGCTGCTTGATGCCGGCGAGCTCCTCGGCCTTCCTGCCGGCGCGCTTGGCGGCCGCCTGCTTGCGGGTTGCGTCCGCCCCGCCGACCGCTGCAGCGAAGACCAGTTGTGGCGGGCCGCACATGGGTCACCCGCCGACCAGGGACTTGCCAGACGGGGCTGGGCCTGACCCCGCGCTGGGTCTGCCAGCCACGCCGCCTGGCCCCGTCACGAAGGTGTCGCTCAACCCGAAGCCGCCCTTGGTGCGGTCGCGGGCGAGCCTGGCGCGCTCCTCGGCGCGGCGCTGGGCCTCGGCCGGGTCCACGGTCTTGGGCGCCTTGAACCGCGGGGGCCGCGGCGGCACGAGCAGCGCGGTCGGGTTGAAGCCGCTGAGGACGAACGCCGTGCCGCGCCCGAGGCCACTGTCGAAGCACATCAGCCGCCCCCCGAGACCTGGACGACGGGCGCGAGCTGCCCGAGGGCCCCGTGGAGCTTGGCACGGTCGGCGTCGCTCAGGGCGGCGCGTAGGCCGTGGCCGTCGACCTTGGCGCGGTTCGTGTCGCCGGTCTTGCCGTACTCGCCCGTGCCCCGGTTGCCCTCGGGGGGGATCCCGTCAGCCTCGCCGTCCTCGGCCTTCTGGCGGAGCTTCTTCGCCGTGGAGGCCAGGACCTCCTCGAGGAGCTTGATGACCTCGGGCGAGAAGCACATGGACGGGCTCGCGGTGGGCAGACCCGCCGAGCGTATCGTCTACGAAATCAGCTCCAGCACCCTGCGCCCGACGACTTCGGCGCACTGGGGGACGACGGCGTTGCCGAGGCATCGCACGCGGTCCACCCGGTCGGGAACCCTTGCAGCCACTCGACCCACGTCGGGTTCAGTTGCCCACCAACCTGCTCCGCGAGCTGCGGGGTGTGGCCGTTGTCCTCCCGCCCCGCGCCGCTCCTCCAGTCCCTGGCGCTCGGGCTCGCCCAGGTCGTTCGACCGGCTCCGCCGTCGCCGCGCACCCAGTCGGTCAGGCTCGTGCCGCTGTGCCCCTTGCTCTGCGGCGTGTTGCGCGACCCGCTCGCCTTGCTGTCGCCCGCCGTCGGCGTCGGCCACAGCCTCCCGCGAGGGCCGCTGGCACCCTTCACGACGTGTAGCAGTTCCCCCCGGCCCCCCCTCTCTGCATCGCTCGCCCGGGGCGTCGGCCACATCCCGGACTTGGCCATGGAGGAGAGGCTGGGCCTCGCTGGACCCACACGCCCCATTCCGCCACCTTGGTTCGTCCCGTAGGGCGTCGCCGATGGCGTCGGGAAGATAGGCGATGACGAAGATCCGCAAGCGCCGGTGAGGGGCGCCAACGTCGACGGCCCCGAGGCGATGCCACTCCGCATCGTACCCGAGTGCGGAAAGGGCTCCGAGTACGTCTCCCAACCCCCGAACAGCGAACGCTGCCACGTTTTCCACGACGAGGACGCGCGGTCGTACCACGCGAATCCGCTCGTACCATGACCACCAGAGACCTGATCGCTCGCCAGCGAGGCCGGCGCCCTTGCCAGCGAGGCTGATGTCCTGACACGGGAACCCGCCGCACCAGACGTCGGCGTGGGGGATGTCGCCCGGGTCCAGCGTCGTGATATCGGCGTGACGTGGCACGTCGGGCCAATGGCGCTCAAGCACGCGGAGTGCATAGGGGTCTCGCTCGCACTGGAAGACGGTCGGGCCGAGGCCGGCGCGCTCGAGACCCAGCTCGAGGCCGCCGATCCCGGAGAAGAAGCTGGCGATGGTCAGGGCATCCCCTCCCAGAACCGTTGCCCGCGAACCATCCGGCTGGCGCGCCGCACGGCCGCCAGGAGGTCTACTGGGCGCACCCCGGCCAGGCGCTTGCGCCACTCGAAGGGGAGGGCGTCGTGCTCGCGGCACAGTGCGCGGAAGGCCTCAGCCTCCTGATCGACGATGATCTGCAGCGTCACAGCTTGCGCCGCAGCCGGTAGCCGACGACCTGGTAGCCGAGCCGCTCGTAGAGGCGCAGGGCGGCGGTCGACCCGGAGGTCACGCCCGGCTCGGCGTGCTCGATGCCCCTCTCGACGCCCCAGTTCTCCATGGCCGCCACGAGGGCGATGGCGCAACCACGCGGCTTGGCCCGCTCCTCGGGAACGACGTAGAGGGCAAGGTCATCGAGCACGAGCTCCGCGCCCCACCACGGGCGTGCCGCACCGCCGGCCACCCATCCAACGATGGCGCCGTCACCCTCGCGCTCGGCCACGAACACGAACCCTGAGGCGGTCGCCTCGATGAGCGCGTCCTTCACCTTGCTCGGCCTGAAGCTCTCGGTGTCGAGGTTGGGCGCCTCGCCAACGAAGTCCCGAGCTTGGCTCACGAGCGTGTCGATGTCGCCCGGGCCGGCGCTCCTGATGACATAGCAACTCACCAGTCCAGCCTCGTCTTGCGCTGCATCTGCTCGCCTCCGTCGTCGTGCCCTGGGATGTACTTGCCGAGGTTCAGGTTGGGCGGCGGCACTGGGTGTGCGAACGTCAGCGCCAGCGCGTCGCCCAGGTCGGGGCTCGGCAGGCCCCGCTTGCGGATCGACTTCTTCGACTCGAGGGTCATGAGGTTGCTCGCGTTGTCCCAGTCCATCTTCGGCGTGCAGAGGTCCGCCTTGAGCTCGGGCAGGTTGGGGAGCGCGCCGCCGTCGCGGATCCACTGGGCCAGCTTGCCCCACATCGCCGAGCGCATGTTCGCATAGCCGGGTGGGATGCCCTTGGTGCCGCCGAAGTTCACCGGGATGGGGTTGTACCCTGCGTGCCGCATGACGTCGATGACGCCCTCGCCCCGGCCGGCGTCGATGAACGTGGCGTGGGCGCCCCACCTGGTGATCGAGGCCATGACGTCGCCGGCCAGGTCGACGTTGTCGATGTCCTCGTGCACGCGGGGGCGGAAGGCCACGAGCCCCTGGCGCGGGAAGATGACGGAGCGGTCATCGCCCATGCGGGCCACGTCGACGCCGAGGATGCGAGGCGCGTGCGCGATGTCGCCCTCGCGTGGCCCGCGCTTGCACGCCTCCTCGACCATGTCGAGCGTGATGAGGTTCGCCTCGCTGGCGGCGTTGAAGTCGCACTCGAACTCCTGCCGGAACTGGCGGTCGGACATGGCGCGCTTGGCGGCCTGGACCTCCTCGTACGGGAGGGAGTCGGTGTCGTCCCACTTCCAGATGCTGGCGTACCACTCGTCCGGCGCGTTGAGCGCGTCGAAGTACATCTGGGAGAGCAGGTTGATGCCCTTGGGCGTGCCGATGACGAGCGCCCAGCCGATGCGGTCGGCCAGGGCGGGGCGCACGATCTCGCCCCAGACCGACGGCTTGATGTCCTTGAGCTCGTCGATGACGATGCCGTCGAAGTAGAGGCCGCGCAGGCGCTCGGGATCGTCGGCGCCGTAGAGCGAGAGGCGGGCGCCGTTGGGGAAGTCGATGCGCAGCTCGCCCTCGAGGATCTTGGCGCCCGGGATGCGCCTGGCGTAGGCCTTGACGTAGTCCCAGGCGATGGCCTTGGCCTGCACTCGGTAGGGCGCGAGGTAGGCGTAGCGGGCGTTCTTCTTCTTGGTGCGGAGACAGGCGTCGACGAGCGTGATGCAGGCCATGACGGTCTTGCCGCCGCGCCGGTGCACGACGAGCACGTTGAACCGCTTCATGGCGGCGCGGCACTTCTCCTGCCACGGCCGCGGGCGGTAGCCCAGGTCGGCGGCGACCTCGCCGTCGGTCATGGCTGCGGCTTCTGCAGGGCGTCCTCGCGCACGAACGGAAGGTCGTCCAGCATCGGGTTGCGCTCAAGCGCCCGCACGATGGTGTCCGCCTCCAGGCGCAGGGTCTCACTGCAGAGCGGGTCGTCGCGGTCGTCCAGCATTGGGTTGCGCCCCAGCCAAGGGTCGCGCGGCGACGGCCGGCCCTCGAACCCTCGGCGGATGGTGTCGATCTCGCGCTGGCTCAGGCCGGCGGCCAGGAGTTCGGCGTCTGGCTTCATCTCGACGGTCACGACGGCAGCCTCATGTTCTAGGGAACCATATGGGGCGCGGGTCAATCCTTGACGGGTGGCTGCCGTCCCATGGGAGCCCGGTAAGCGGAGCATCCCCAATGAACTCCCATACGCCGCAGCGGCGGTTCCAATACGCAACCTGCCAGTCTTGATCGTCGAAGTCGATCTTATAGAAGCCACTATCGAGGAGGCCAAGGACGCCTGTTGTGACCATTACCCACCCGTGCTTGAAGCATTCATCCGTGCTCAATGTTCTGCCCTTTCAGTCATCTGATGCAGCATCCAGCTCAGCGTCTGGCTTCATCTC